GATACAATAGGTCTTGCAACAGACTCATACACATGGAGATGTTCTCAGGACAACTATGCCACAGATCACACATATCCTAGAAGTACTGACCCAATACACAATGTAGAAGTCGGTGTTGTCACCTCTACATTAGATACATTCACAATTAATGTAGGTATTACATCTAGAGTTAAGTTCAATGTAACTAATGCTACCTATGATGCAAATAGTGGATTGGCAACGATAACTACTGACTCCTCACATGGATTGTCAACTACAACTAGTGTTGGTCTAGTCACAGGTGGATTGATTTACTCTTGTGCTATGGATCAATATGCAACAGAACATCCATATCCAAGAACTACAGACCCTGCACATAATGCTGCATTGTATCCGACTGCCGTTACATCCAATAACGTTACTCTTAATGTTGGTGTTTCTACTAGAGTAGAATACAGTATCAACCATGCAGACTACAATGAGTCTATTGGTATCATGACTGCATACTTACCAGCAGCTCATGGTATTACAACTTCTACTGGAGTTGGTAGAAATGTCAAGTTGAAATCCGAATCTATCTTATTCTCATGTTCTCAAGATAATTACGCTACAAAACAATTCTATCCAAAAGGAGGAGATCCTTACTACAACGGATCTCTAATTACTAGAGTTCTCAGTAATACTCAGATTGAAACTCAGGTAGGCCCATCTACCACACCTAGTTTCTACAACTCTGGTGGTAAGATTCAAGGTGTCATTCTTGCACCTAGACTTAATAACAACTCTCCTAGTGGAACTGACTTTGCTGCTGGTGGTACATTTGTTGATAAGATTATTAATAATAAAACATACGTTGTCAATGTTGGTATTTCAACTGTAGATCACAACTATGCTAGAGCTGGACTTTCACAACAAGGTAAGAGAATCGCATCTTCTATAGAACAAGGATTCTCTGGATTCAATGTAATTGAAAAAGTTGATGCTGCAAACTTCAAAGTTAATGCTGGATTAACAACACAAATTGCATTATACAAGAGAGGTGGTGAAGTTACCAAACCTGTGTTTGTTGATGTCGTAGAACCAGATAAGATGTTCAATGAAGATTTGGTATATGCTTCAGGTAGTTCAGGTATTGGAACAAATTCCAAAATTGATTTCCGTATCAACGTTGATGGTAATATTTCTGAGTTTAATATTACTGAGGAAGGAACAGCATTTAAAGTTGCTGACAAACTCACAGTTAGTGGTATTGCTACAGACCCAAGAGTGGGTGTATTAACAGAATTCCAATTATCAGTTGAAGAATTAGAAAATGATAGTTTCTCTGGATTCTATCCTGGCCAATTCATTCTATTTGATGATATTGCACAGTTCTTTAACGGAAGTCGTAAGAAGTTTACTCTATCTGTTACAACCAGTGGAGTAACAGAAATCTTAAGTCTTAAGACATTGCCTGGTAGTGATATGGATATTACTAACAATATCTTTATCTACATCAATGATATCTTACAGACACCCCAATCTGCTTACACATACAAGGGTAGTAGAATCATCTTTACTGAGGCACCAAAACCAGATTCTAAATGTTCTGTATTCTACTTTAGAGGATCGAAGAGAGACGTTGAGACTGTAGAACCAGTATCATCTATAAAACGTGGAGATACTGTACAAATTAAAGAAAACAGATTAGATATAACTGACGTTGATCAGTTTGAAAGAACAAGTAAGAGAATTGTTGCTTCTGATCTTTTAGAAACATTTACATATAACAGTATTGGAATTAATACTGCACAAGACGCCAATAGACCTCTTGCATGGGAGAAACAGAGAGGAGATCAAATTCTATCTGGTGTATTGATATCCAAAGCAAGACCTAGTTTGAAGAGCAAGGTTCTACCTACAACTAGACTTATTAAGAATGTAGGTAAGACTGATGACTCCCTTTATGTCAATAATGTTTACCCAATATTCAATGCTATTGATAAACTGATACAGTCAGAAAATAGTATTCAAATATTTGATGATAATGAAATTATACCAGGCGTCGTAACATCTCTTGTTTCTACATCTTCAAGTATATCATCTCTGACTGTAAGTTTTGGTGGTACAGGATATACCCTCACTAATCCAAATGTTGCAATATCCAGTGCATTAATCAGACGTAAAGATCCAATCAAAAATTGGAAATTTGACGGAATCAGTGGTGTTGTTCAGTCAGTAGAATTTAAGGCAATCACACAATCAGAACCTTACGTTGCAGTTGGTTCAAGTAGTTACTACATCAATACTAAGAGTGGTACATTCTGGGAAAGAGGGCAGATTGGATTTGGTGGTACGGTTCAATTCAACGGTGTTGGTATGGGATACTCACAGGGTTACAGTGATGATAAGTATGTCATGGCTGTTGGAGATGGTGCTGCAATGGCGAGGGCAGTTGCGATTGGTAATAGTATGTCTACTTGGACTCCCATAGATCTTAAAGAACAGAGATCTATCCCTGCTATAAACACAGTCAATACATTTGACAGTACATACATTGGAAGTTTCAAAGATGTTATTTGGGAAAGATCTAGAAATACATGGGTTGCAGTTGGTGCTGCTGGATCTATCTTTACTGCTGTTGGTATGACAACTAACGCTGCATTTAGTCAATATTCTGGAACTTTAGAAACACTGAACTCTGTTGCATATGGACAGGCAGAATTCATTGCAGTTGGTGGCGGTGGTGCTGTTATTGCTTCTAATGATGGTATAATTTGGTCTGACAAAGTAAGTAATACTGTTCAAGATATTAATGATATCATCTTTGATGGTAGTAAATTCATCTATGTTGGTAACAATGGAACAATCGGTATCTCTACCAATAAAAACTTCTGGCAACCTTGGAGTCAACAGTTGCCTGCTGGAACACAACACCCTGCAACATTTGACTTCAAGTCAATCAAATACTTTAATAACTTCTACATAGGTATCAGTACAGTTGGTGAGATGTATTACTCATTCGACTTAGCAAACTGGAATAAGAGAGACATTTCTCATCCGAATGAAATTCGTGATATTGCTAATACTCCATATGGTGATTTCAACAGTACTAGAATTCTTGCGGTTGGAACTGCAACAACTCAGTTCTATGCAGACCCAACTATCAACAGAGCAACTGCTACTGCTTCCGTAACTGCTGGCGTTATTACATCGGTAACAGTAACAGATGGTGGATTTGGTTATGATGTTGGTAGTTCACCACCAGTTCTTGTACAATCTGACAAAACTAGAAAGGAAAATATATTCTCCATTGATGCAAAAGGAGACTTCGGTGACATTGTAGGAATAAATACATATATGCCTGGTTCGGCAGAGAGATTACCTAGGTTACAATTTACTCTGAAATCTCAGAACAATGATAACTCAAACTTAGGTTATGGTTATTCTTCACTAAATTCTCTTGGAGTTAACTTTAGTGGATTACAGAAAGGAGACTTCTTTACTGTATTTGATAGTCCTTTAGTTGTTGGTCATGCACTTACTGGTATTACGACATCTAGTGGATCAAGAGTTGCTGTTGGAATGGTCACTTCTGGTGACTATCTCGGTGGTGTATTCAGAGTAGAGGAATCTACTGTTGGTGATGCTGTTTCTGGATTGACTACTGTTACATGTGCGTTCTTGCCTGGCCCTGTATCTTTTGGAAATAATCAAATCCAAGTTGGTCTTGGTGTAACAGCAAACACAGATACCTTCTGGGGTAAATACAGTTGGGGACAAATCTATGGATATCAGAATCGTGGTTCTGGAACTCCAGAAGAGTTTTTCGTCAATACTATGAATGGAAACACTGGATTATCTACAGCTTCTGTAGTTTCCAGAAGGAAGCCATTAACTTAACCACTAAATAAAAGAAAAAAACGTTTTTTTAAAATGCCTGCTATTATATCCGAACAGTTTAGAATTCTAAATGCCGAGACTTTTGTGAAGAGTTTTGTCGGAGTCGGATCTACTGTAAACAAATATTATGCGTTCATGGGATTACCCAATTCTATCGAACCAGCAGCTGGTGGTACGTCCGACTGGGCATCCAATACCCCTGCACCTTTAGATGGATTTGAAGAAGAATATTCTATCAAAGAGTCTATTATTGCAATGAAAAAAGTTACGGATAAAGATGTCCGTAGACTTGTTAGAAAGGTATCATGGGTTGCTGGAACAACCTATGAGATGTACAGGCATGACTATAATATATACAATTTAACACCAATTACTTCACAAGGTAGTTTGTATGAGGCAAATTACTACATAGTGAATGAAGACTTGAAAGTTTACGTTTGTCTGCAAAATGGATCAGACCCTGAGAACCCAAAGGGAAGGCCTTCATATGACCAACCCACATTTGTTGACCTTGAACCAAGGGCAGCTGGCACTAGTGGCGATGGTTATGTTTGGAAATACCTTTACACGATTAAGCCATCTGAAATCGTTAAATTTGACTCTATTGAATACATACCTGTGCCCGAAAACTGGGGACAGGAAGGCGAGACTGTTGCAACACAGGCTAACGCTATAGATGGGAAGATCGAAGTTATTGTTGTTAACGATAGAGGTTCTAACTATCAACCAATCTCTACATCTTTTGCCAATGTTCCAATTCTGGGAGATGGAGCTGGAGGAAAGGCAACAATTACAATTGATTCTTTCGGAAAAGTTTCTGAAGTATTTGTTACCGATGGAGGAGAAGGATATACCCACGGATCACTACAGTTCTTCCCAGGCGCTCCTGGCAGTGAGTCTGGCGGTGTGCTTGCTAACCTTACCAATACTGGAATAGGAACTACATCTGTTGCTGGTTTCAGTGTCATTATCCCACCTAAAGGTGGACATGGATATGATGTCTACAGGGAACTGGGAGCATACAGAGCATTACTGTATTCAAGATTTGAAACAATTGAAACTAACCCCGACATAATTGAAGGTAATGATTTTGCTAGGGTTGGATTAATAAAGAATCCCACCGTGTTTGGAAGTAATACTGAACTATTAGATACTGCAATGGTCAGTGGTCTGAAGGCGGTTAAACTTGCTGGGGTAACAACTGCAACAACTTATGCAGTTGACTCTCAAATAACACAAACAGTTGGTGTAGGATCTACTGCGGTAGGATATGTTGCATCATGGGATAAAATTACTGGAGTATTAAAGTATTATCAACCAATGGGTGCTGCATCAAGTGCCACTGGTTATAAGATAATTCCATTTACTGCATCTCCTGATGCTGGATACGGAGTTACTATCATTGGATCTTCCGTAGTTGGTTCAATGTTGTCTGTTGACACCTCATATAACGGTGTCAGTACCTCAATAAATAATAAGACATACCAACTTGGTATGAGTTTTAGTGCTGGTATTTCATCTGCTGAGTTCAATACTAAATCTGGTGAAATAATCTATATTGATAATCGAACTGCAATCCCAAGATCTGCTAGTCAGAAGGAAGACATCAAAATAGTGCTGGAGTTTTAAAAGCAAATGCCACAGAATACCAACTTAAATTCATCTCCATACTTTGATGATTTTGAAGAGTTAAAAAATTATCAGAGGGTACTATTCAAACCAGGCTTACCTGTACAGTCTAGAGAACTTACTACACTACAATCTATTCTACAAAATCAGATTGAGAAGTTTGGTAAGCATTTCTTTAAGGAAGGTTCTGTTGTAATTCCTGGCCAGATTGCGTATGATTCTGATTATACTGCTGTACAAATTGATGATAGTCACTTAGGTATTCCTGTTTCTCTTTACCTAGAAAACTTAGTAGGAAAGAAGATAAAAGGTGAGACTAGTGGTGTTACTGCTAAGGTAGAAAATTATATTACAAATAGAGAATCAGGTAAAGGCGCATATACTCTATACATCAAATATCAAAGTTCTAGTGACACAGATTTCTCTAGGGTGATATTTGCTGACGGAGAAAACTTATTACTAGAAGAAGATCTAAACTATTCTCTTTCCAGTATCAGATCTGGTGCTAGTTTCGCAACCACAGTCATTTCAAATGCAACTTCTACTGGTGCTGCAGCAAAGATTGCTCAGGGTGTATATTTTATCAGAGGATTCTTTGTCACCGTTGCTGACTCTACAGTTATCCTAGATCAGTATAGTAACTCACCTTCATATAGAGTTGGATTACTAGTCAAAGAAGAACTTGTAACTGCATCTGCTTCGGACAATGACCTATATGATAATGCAAGAGGTTTCTCCAACTTTGCAGCGCCTGGTGCAGACAGATTTAAACTATCTACAACTCTAATTAAAAAGTCTCTTACAGACTTGAATGATGAAAACTTTGTAGAATTGATGCGAATTGATAATGGTGAATTGAAAAAATTCGTCAAAGAATCAAACTATAATTTAATCCGTGATGAATTAGCAAAGAGAACTTTTGATGAATCAGGACATTATTATGTAAATCCATTCAGTGTATCTACTAAAGAATGTTTGAATAACAGAGTTGGTAATGATGGTGCGTTTTATTCAAGTCAACTAACTCAACAAGGAAATACTCCTACAGACGCTTTGATGTGTTTGAATGTAGGGCCAGGAAAAGCATACGTCAAAGGATATGAGGTAGAAACAATCAGCACTACATCTCTAGATGTAGAAAAACCAAGAACTACTCAAAGAGTAACAAATGAATCTATACCATTTAGTCTTGGAAGACAAATAGAACTTAACCATGTTAGTGGTTCACCTATCATTGGAATAGGTACAGACTCCTATGTCAATCTTTTCAATAAAAGAACTGTAACTGTTGGTCAGGGTAATGGTGAACAGATTGGTGTTGCTAGATTATATGACATCAAAGTTAAAAATGTTGGATATGCAGATTCAGCTACAGTCTTTGAATCGTCTCTTTATGACATTCAAACATTCACATACCTTCAAGTAAACACAGGAACCAGTATAAGTGTTCCATCGTATATTGAAGGCAAGAACAGTGGTGCTGTTGGTTATGCATTTACATCTGCAAATAACTCCAATCAACTAGTATTATATCAAACAAACGGTCAATTCCAGAAAGGTGAACAATTAGAAATCAACGGTGTTGATGTTTCTAGAAGTATTACAAATGTTGAAGATTATGGTGTTGATGATGTAAAACAAATTGTAGGAAATGATCCTACTAATTATAAGTTTAGTGCCGACCCAGTATTGAATTTAGGACATCTACTTGCTCCTGTTGCAACACAGTTTACTGTAAGTGCAAAATCTGGTGCTGCATCTACAATCACTTCTCCTAGTGCGAACTTTGGTAGTGTTGGAATCAAAACTGGAGATATTATTCAGTACAGTATCTCTGGTAATAATGTTCCAACATTCAACCGTGTTACTGGAACAAATGCTACAAGCATTACCCTTGAGGCTGTTTCTGATGTTACTAACGTCAACTCAGGTGCATTACCATCTGCCGATGTCAATGTAAATGATTTATTCAAAGTTACTTTAGAAGTTAAGAATAATTCTAGTGCATTTTTATTCAGTCAATTAACTAAGAATAATATTGCAAGTGTAGATACAAATGGTGCAGATCTTATATTCAGAAAGTCATATTCAATCACTGTTGCCAATAATGCATTTAGTGGAACACTAGAAACTGATGCTGACTTAAATTTAGAACCATTTGATGAAGAAGATTACAACTTATCATTTAAAACAACTGGTGTTGTAGAAAATCTAACTGATCAGAAACTAACAGTCAGTGGAAGAACAGCAACCTTATCTGGATTATCTGTTGCATCTGGTGCTGCAGTATTAACAGTTACTTGGAAGAAAGTAAATGTAAAACCAAAATCAAAAGTATTAAAGAGAGCAACAACTTATACACTTAACAAGTCCGCAAAAACCCAGTCAGGCACTGGATTAATGAAGTTAAATGATGGACTAACTTATGATGGAGTCTATGGTAATAGAATACAAGACAAGAGAATATCACTAGGTGTTTGTGATGTTGCTTATGTTCTTGCTATCTTAGAATCTTCAACGACTGATGACCCTCAGTTACCCATTCTTCAACTCACTGGTTTAAACACTAATATTCTTAATGCTCTACAGGGCGAGAATATAGTTGGTAAAAACTCTGGTGCATCTGCTGTATTTGTATCTACAAACGGATCTAACGAAGTTAATTTTGTATATCAAAATGAAAATACATTTGAAGTTGGTGAAGAAGTTACTTTTGAAGAAACAAATGTACAGGGAATAATTCAGACATTTATTCCTGGCGACAAAGACATTCAGAATGACTTTGAGTTTGATCCTGGCCAAGAATTAGATTATGTTGACTTCTCTTCTATTATCAGAAGACAAGGTACAGAAGCTCCTACAAGAAGAATTACTGTTATTTACAATAACTATGTAATTGATGCTGCAGACCCAGGCGACTTTGTAACTGTAAACTCATATGACTCCAAGTTGTATAAGGATAGTTTACCTTCTGTTGCTGGAAGTTATGCTTCTGACATTATTGATTTAAGACCAAGAGCAACTACTGCTGTTGCAGGTAGATCTCCTGGCGAATTCTTTGCAAGACAATTTGACTCTGGTACATCTTCTACATCACATATTATTGCAAAAGATAAGTCATTTAATATATCATATGATTACTACCTTGGTAGAATAGACAAACTCTTCTTAAGTAAAGAAGGTATTTTCTCTATGGTACAAGGGTCACCAGCAGATTATCCAAAACTACCAAACACCATAGACAATGCACTAGAAGTGGCAACCATTGAAATGCCACCTTATGTTTATAATACAGATGATGTTAAGTTAACTCTTGCTAAACATAAACGATTCCGAATGAAGGATATCGCTACCATTGAGAGTAGAGTTAAAAATATTGAATACTACACAGCGTTGTCTTTACTTGAAGTAGAAACAACTAATATGTCTCTTCGTGATCCACAGACTAACCTTGATAGGTTTAAGTCTGGATTCTTTGTTGATAACTTCAAGTCAGTAACTTCTGGTGATGTCACAAATAAACAATTTAAGGCATCTATTGACTCAACTCAGGGAAGATTGAGACCACAACACTACACTACATCTATCGATCTTTTACTTGGATCAGAGGCGATTGTTGGTGCTGCAACATCATCTAATCCATCAGCAGATTATAGATTTGCTAGTGATCTAGGAGATTCAAATGTAAGAAGAGTAGGTGACGTTGTATGTTTAAATTATGATGATTTCACTTTCTTAGAAAACAAATTTGCTACTCGTATCGTAAACGTAAACCCATTTGCTGTTGTAAACTGGATTGGTCAAGTTGAATTAAATCCAGCAACTGACACATGGATAGAAACTAGAAGAACTGCTGCAACATACGATATTGAAGGTAGTTTCAATTCAATGATGGGAATGACTGGTGCTGATAGTAATAGTGGATTATCACCTATTGATTGGGGTGGTTGGGAAACTACATGGACAGGAAGAAGTTCTACTTTAGGCCCTGTTACTAAAAGAGAAACATCATCAGAAGTTCTTAGTAGAACAGTTCAGAGACATGGCCCATTTGTAGGCCCTCGTAGAGGCGGTATTCCGATTACTACAACTACAAATATATTAGAAAGAAGAGCAGAATTCAGAACTGAGACTACAATTAATAGAAGTAATCAAAGTAGAGAGGGTATTCAGTTTAGAGTTGGTGAGAGATTTGATACTACAAGTCTTGGAGATAAAGTAGTCAACACAGAAGTTGTTGCTACAATGAGATCTAGAAACATTGAATTTGTTTGTAGAAGATTAAAACCAAATACAAGATTATATCCATTCTTTGACAATATTGACATGGCAAGATTTGTTGTGCCTAAACTTGTTGAAATTACAATGACATCTGGTACGTTTGGTGCTGGTGAGATTGTAGAAGGAAGTCGTCCTAACTCAAATAATGACGCAATCAGATTTAGATTAGCTAATCAGAATCACAAGTATGGTGAATATAACAATCCTTCACAGACATATAAACAGAACCCATACGAACCATCTTCTGCTATATCATCTACATATTCATCAACAACTACAATTCTAAACGTTGATACTGCATCTTTAGAACTTCAGGCTGCATCTGGATTCTATGGATACCTTACTACTGGAATGAAGTTGGTTGGACAGTCTAGTGGTGCAATCGCAACTGTGTCTAATATCAGACTTATTACTGATAAGGCGGGAGTTCTTATTGGATCTCTATTCTTACCAGACCCAACAGTGCCTTCTGCACCGACATTCAATACTGGTACTAAGACATTTACATTATCGTCTAGTTCTACTAACCAAACTATTTCTGGATTTACAGATAGTGAGGGTTCAGCAAACTTTACTGCTGCTGGTACTTTACAGACAGTTGAGGCATCTACTCTTAGAACGAGAAATGCAGATGTTCAAAGAATACCACAGTCAGATTCTAGACAAATCTCAAGTACGGATACAAGAGAAGTTGTTGATGTTGCTTTCACTCAAAGATCGACTCGTCAAACAAGATGGGTTGACCCTCTTGCACAATCATTTGAAGTTCCTGATGTTAATGGTGTATATCTAACTAAATGTGATGTCTACTTCTCAGCGAAAGACACAAACCAATTACCTGTTACATTACAAGTAAGAACACTACAGACTGGTTTACCTACACAAGAAATCTTGCCATTCGGTGAGTGTATTCTTGATCCAGATGAAGTCGTATTGTCAGATGATGGATCTAAGGCCACGACATTTACATTCCCATCACCTGTTTATTGTGAAGGTGGAGGAGAGTTTGCTCTTGTTCTACTTTCTGCATCTAACGAATACTTCGTTTACATCTCTAGGATGGGTGAAGAAGATATTACAACAGTCAATGCTGCAGATTCTGAGAAGATTATTGTATCTCAACAGCCTTTACTTGGTTCATTATTCAAGTCACAGAACGGTGCTACATGGGATCCAAGTCAGTTAGAAGACTTGAAGTTTAATCTATACAGAGCAAACTTCTCATCTACAAGTGGTAGGGTCAACTTCTATAATCCAGACTTAGATATTGGAAATAGACAGATTGTTTCTCTTGCTCCTAATCCAATTGACATGGTTTCATATAATGCTGTTGTTGGATTAGCGAAGAGTTTGACAACTGCTGAACAAACTGGATTAACAGAAGGAACTACAATTTATCAACAGGCAAATCCAAACTTCAAGGCAAACTTAAATAAACTTCTTGGTGCAATCGGTATTGGTAGTAATTTAACAATCACAGACTCTGGTACAGGATTTGCTTCAACATCTGTTGTTTACTCCAATATACCTTTAGTATCAAAATTTGGAAGAGGAAGTGGTGCAACAGTCAACTTAACCGTAAATGGTGGAGTAGGAGTTGCAGCAACAGTTGCAATCGGTGGAACGGGTTACGCTGCTGGTGATGTACTAACAGTATCCGCAACTAACACTAATGGTTTTGGTAAGGATCTTCAACTAAGTATTCCTAATAATGTCGGTATCATAAGTGCCTTCAACACATTAGTCTTGAACAATATTCAAGGTATACCTAAAGTTGATTCATCATCTTCAATCGTATATGTTGGTGGTAGTGGAACAAGTATCGTTAATGGTGCATCTATTAGTTACCTTAATAATATTGCTGATGGATTACATTTCCGTGTAAGACATTCAAATCATGGTATGTATTCTTCACTAGATCACGTTGTTCTTTCTGGAGTAGAACCTGATGTTAAACCTGAGAAATTAACTGCTACAATTGATTCCTCAAGTACAGGTAACATTGTGGTAACTGCTGTTGGTATATTCACTTCCTTCGAGGGTGTAGAAGTTAGTTCTTCAAATCCAGGCTATGTTAAACTTGGAAATGAGATTATTAGATACACTGGTGTAACTACTTCGTCTTCATCCTTGAATAATATCACAAGATCTATGGATGAGACCAAAGCTGGTGATTATAATATCAATGATAAGATATTTAAGTATGAAATGAATAGCGTATCTTTGAGGAGAATTAATACATCTCATAAGTTTACTGATACAGATTCTGCTAAGTATCCAGTTGATGTAGACCACTACTGGTTGAAGGTTGGTATTTCTAGTCGTGGACTTGATAGAGCAACTGGAAATGCTAGTGGATTACCAGAATTATTCTTTAAAGAAACTAAGTCTGGTGGTAGTTATGACCAACAATATGTACAAGTTGGAACACCATACGGGCCAATGGCAACACAGAACATTGCGTTCAACATTGTTAGACCTAACGTTTCTACACTTCTTCCTGATGGAACTGATATTTCTGGAAGAATACGAACATTCTCTGGTAATAGTCCTGACGGAAACTTAAGTGGATTTGTTGATCAAGGATTTGAAGCAATTTCACTTAATAGTAATAACATTCTACCTACTCCTAGAATTATTGCATCTAAACAGAATGAATTAGACAAGTTAGTTGATTTCCCTGGCAGAAAGTCATTTACATTACAAACTTTCTTAACTACACAAGATTCAAAAGTCAGTCCTATGATTGACTTAGATAGAGTCAACATGGTTACTGTTATGGACAGACTTAACTCTAAAGTTACAGATTATGCTACAGATAGTAGAGTCAACTCTCTTGAAAGTGATCCTAGTGCAGCAATCTATCTTTCTAAGGTAGTGTCTCTTGAGAAAGCTGCAGATGGTTTGAAAGTTATGTTCGATGCCTACAGACACTCAACAAATGATATTAGAGTATTGTATAGAGTATTCAGAATTGATGCTCCACCACAATACCAATTATTTGAATTATTCCCTGGCTTCGATAACCTAGATGCTAGTGGAGTAGTAATAGATCCATCTAAGAACAATGGTAAACCAGACAGAAGAATATTATCTTCTGCAACTGAACAAGATTATAAAGAATATGAGTTTAACATAAAGGATCTACCACAGTTCAATGGATTCCAAATTAAAATTATCATGTCAGGAACTAACTTTGCTTATGTTCCTAAGATCCGTGACTTAAGAGCGATTGCATCTATCTAATGGGAAGAATTAAAGTCAAAGATAGTAACTCTCTTTATAGAGATGAGGACAGTGGTGCAATATTGAATTGCAATGATGCTGCGTATGATAACTACCTCAAAATGAAACAAAACAAGTTAAATGAGGTGGATGAAATGGATAAACTAAAGGATGATGTTGATGAACTAAAAGATATGATGAAACTAATTTTAAGTAAATTAGATAAATAACTAAAACTCCCTTTTGAAAGATGACAGCTAGGAACATCAATTTAGTTTTAGATCAAGGTGTAGATTTTGAAGCAACTTTTACCGTCAGAAATGAGGATTCTAGTGCTTTAAATTTGACAGGTTACACTGGAGAGGCTAAAATAAAGAAGCACCCTGCTGCTACAAAGTACAATTCTTTTATTGTTACTTTCCCCAATAGGGTCAATGGACAGATCAAAGTCGCATTGGCTTCTACTTCTACCACTGCAATAGAAGGAGGAAGATATGTGTATGATTTAGTTTTAACTTCGCCTAATGCGTATAAGACTAGACCAATACAAGGAAATGTTCTCGTAATCCCAGGCGTAACCTAATGGCAAATTACCTAGTAACGCTAAACGAACCTGGCAAGTATAATGTCGGTGTAGACTATGAGATTCCCTCAAAGTCGATCCAATATGGTAATATCATTCTTGGTAAAACACCTGTACAAGACGGTTCTGAAGTAACATTCTCCTTGACTGATCAGGGAGCTCCTTACAGTCCTAACAATGGTCAACAACTCATTGTTACTAAAAACGGTCTTTTCTTAGACCCAGCAAATGACTATACTATTTCTGGAGACAAAGTTGTATTTACAACTGCTCCAGCAACAAATGATGACGTAGTAATAATTGCTCTTGCTGCAGCTGCAGACTTAACAAGAACAGTTAATTATGTTATAGATAGTGGCAGTCTCCCCATGCAAACTGGAGATAAAGGTAAGTTGACCATAGATGTTACTGGTGTAATAGAACAGATCAGAGTTTTATCTGATCAAACTGGTGACATTGTATTTGAAATAGAAAAATGCACCTTTGCTGATTATCCTAATTTTACTAGTATAACCAACGGTGCAAGAGTTCAACTAACGAATTCTGATAAATACTTTGATGATGTCCTAAATAATTGGACAAGCACGATCACAGCGGGAGAAATTCTTCGTTTTAACGTGATCAGCGTGAATAATATTAGAAGACTATTAGTCTCTCTAAAATTAAAATTATAAATAACAATAGTTCTTAAACAACTAGACCCCTAGAGGTAGTTTTTCAATGGCATTACTCGTTCCTAATATTGGTGAAATTGAGTCGCTACGTTATC